TATGGTGCTCAAGATGTTTATTTAACTGGTAATCCTCAAATTACCTTCTTCAAAGTAGTTTATCGTAGACACACTAATTTCGCTATGGAAGCTATTGAACAAACTCCTACTGGTAATAATACTTTAGGTTCTCGTGTAAGTGTTCAAATAACTCGTAATGGTGATTTAATCAATCGTGTATATTTCAACGGAAAAATCACAAATAAAAATTCCACAAAAGCTTTCGCTCTTGTTCCTAACTTCGGTCAAAGATTATTAAAAACTGTTGAATTAGAAATTGGTGGTCAACGTATTGATAAACATTATTCAGAATGGTTATACATTTGGAATGAATTAACTTTAACTCCTGGTAAAAAAGAAGGTTATATGGCTATGGTTGGTGCTGATAAATATAACAGATGTACTAAATTAGATGCTACTAAATCATATGAAGTATATGTTCCTCTTGAATTTTGGTTCTGTAGAAATGTTGGTCTTGCCCTTCCTTTAATCGCCCTTCAATACCACGAAGTTAAAATCAACGTAGAATATGAATCAGCTGTAAATATGTTTGATACTAATGCTGGAAATTTCACCGATTTTGAAGATGAAAAAGAAGGTGGTGATGGTGTAGACAACAGCACTACTGCTACATTTACTAACGTTTCTTCTGAATTATCATTAGATGATGCTAAGATATGGGTTGATTACATCTTCCTAGATACTGATGAACGTCGTCGTTTTGCCCAAGTAACCCATGAATATTTAATTGAACAATTACAATTCACAGGTTCTGACTCAGTCACACACGGTGCTGAAACTATGAAGAGTATTCGTATGAATTTTAACCATCCTTGTAAAGAAATCGTATGGGTTACCAGAAAGAACGCTTCTAATATTTACTGGAACAATTATTCGTCTGCTACTTTTTCAGGAACTGATGATGTCAATAACTATATCACATCTACTAACCCTACTGTCAAATCCAAAATGGTTCTTAACGGCAACGACAGATATGCCGAAAGAAACGGAACATATTTCTCTCTTGTTCAACCATACCAACATCATGAGTGCACTCCTGACAAATTTCACGAAGGTATTAATGTGTACAGTTTCGCAATAAAACCTGAAGACCACCAACCTTCAGGAACACTTAACATGTCTCGTATTGACACCGCTGTGCTATCAGTATCAACAACATTACCAAGCACAAACAATAAAACAGGTGCTATCTCAATCTATGCGGTTAATTACAACGTCCTCCGTATCCTCTCTGGTATGGGTGGTCTTGCTTATTCCAATTAAACATCATTCTCATTTTATTTTTTATATTACAATAATATATATTGTAAAAATCTTATATTATTTGATTAAAATAAAAAACTGATAAAAATGGTACTACTAAAATTGATTTAAGAATATAACATATAATATATAATAAAAATGACACAAGAACTTATAACCACAACTAATAACAATTTTACAAACTATTTAGTAGAAAGATTAAATACAGAAGATGAAAAACAATTTGCTTTACATTTCAAAATATATTTAGAACACGGATATAAAAACAATACTTTTCCTATTAATTTTGATGATGTATGGAAAATGTGTGAATTTGATAAAAAATATAATGCTTTAAGAGTTTTACAAAAACATTTTGAAGAAAATAAAGACTATAAAAAAGTGCTCCTCCAAAATGAGGAGCGGTTTTTATTAGAAGATAATGATGGTAAATCTTGCTCCTCCAAAATGAGGAGCGGTTTTTCACAACCAGAAAGAAAACAAAACGGAGGGCAAAATAAAGAAACAATTATGTTAAATGTAGATACTTTTAAAGAATTTTGTATGAAAGCATCTACACAAAAAGCAAAACAAATCCGTAGTTATTATATTAAATTAGAAAAAATATTCTTTTCATATACAAAAGATCAATTATATTATTCTAATGATAGAATTAAAACATTAGAAACAAAAGTTAATAATTTTGATGTAAAATTAAATAAAAACTTCAAAAACGCTTTTAATAAACAAAGTGTTGTTTATATTATGAAATTACAATCTTTTGACGATGGCACATATATTATTAAAATTGGCAAAACAGATAATTTAACAGATAGAACAAGTAAGCTTGTTTCTTTATATTGTAATAAAGACCAATTAGTAATTATGAGCGTATATCCGTGTGAAGACAATAACAACTTTGAAAAGTTTTTACATAGTAATCCATATATTTCTCAATATAGATATACTGGAAAGATTAATGATAAGGCTACATCAATTGAAACATATCGTATTAATGACATTAATTATGAAAAAATTAAAAGAATTATTGATAATAATATTTATAATTATAATGGTAAAAATCTTGATATTATGAAAGAAAATAACAAATCATTAGAACTACAACTTAAAATAAAAGAAATTGAACTAAAAGAAAAAGAAATTGAATTTAATAATAAGCTATATGAAAACCCAGATTTTTTTGATAAGCTTAATGAACATTATAAATTAAAACTAACTATTCCATTAAATGATGTAATAAAAGATAATGATACACAAGAAACAATTAACATTCCTATTATCACTCATACAGAAACTTCAAATACTCCTATCATCATTAACAACAATATAGTAAAAAAGAGAGAAATTAAAGATTGCGGTCATTATGTTCAAGTATATGATGGAAATGATACAAACAATTTACTATATGTTTATAATGGTATTACAGATGCAACAAGAAATATGGAAGGAACATCATTTACAAGTATTAAGAATGCATGTAAGAAGAAAGAAATTTACAAAGGTTATAGATGGCATTTAGTAAATAGAAATGATCCAAATCCAAATGGAGTTAAAGATATTGGAAGTTCTATTGTTCCTAGGTATAAACTCGAAGGTTATATTGCTATGTTAAATGATGATATGACAGAAGTGGAAAAACTTTTTATTAAGCAAAAAGATGCAGCAATTTTTATTGGACAAACAGTATCTGCTATGAGTAGAGCGGTTAATTATAAGACACTATTATCAAATAAATATTTTATATTATGGGATATTGTTGATGAAGAAGTTCAAAATAAATATTTAGAAACAAATGAATTACCTATTATTACAGAGAAGCAAAAAGCTAGAAAAATCCATCAAATAAATCCGGATACAGATGAAGTAATAAAGATTCATCTTTCATTATCAGATTTAATCAAAGAGTTAAAAATTGCACCTAAAACTATTAAAAGACACAGTAAAAACGATACAATTTATAATGGTTATAAATGGAAGCTTATTTAAGTTTTTAGCGACCTTGTAAAATAGTACATAATTTTTATTTTTCAAATTTTTAAAAAAATTATATATTTTTAGAAAAAATAAAAATTATGTACTCTTCTATGTAAATGATATTATAGTATATTACATATTACACCTTTTTAACATTTAAATATTTTCTAATTCAAATGAATTTTTTGTCATTATAGTATTTATATTACTTGTTTTCATAGTATCTTCATTATAATTATTGCGTTCATTATAAATATCATTAATATCATTATTTATTTTAACGTCTTTATTTTCTGAATTCAAATAGAACATCTTCTTAAACCGAAAAAACCAACCATCATTTATTTTTAATTTATTTAACTTATCTATTTTTTCATTATTTAAACGGATTGTTTCAATTTCTATTATATTATTATTTTTTAATATTTTAATTTCTTTATCCATTTTCATTTTTTCCAATTTAATATCAATATCATATTTATATTTTTGTAATTTAATCTTGTCAATATTTTTAATATCTTCTAATATATTAATATTTTCATTAATTTCCTTATTATAATCTTTGACTTTTTCTATTAATTCCTCATATCTTTCATCATCTAATTCTTTATTATTTAATGTATAAAGTTCTATTAAATCAATTTGTTTATTATATAAACTTCTATATTTTATTATAGAATTTTGATAATTTTTAAGTTTTTCCATAATTTCACGATAATTTTTAAATCTAACAATACTACTCAAAATTGTTATAACAGTTCCTAATATTAACATAAAAATATTTATAGATAATGTAAAAGTATCTACATCTATTATTAATGTTTCTCTCATATTTTTCATATATTCTGTTAATGTTAATCTAATTGCTTCAACAAATGTAGAAACAGTTGATAAAATCATTATAGTTAGAGATATTGTATTATATTTGTAACAAATATTATCATATTTTACACTAATTATAAAATCTTTCTTTTTTAAGTCTTCTTTATGTTTTTCTATTCTTTTAATTATATCGTCTTTTTTATTTATATATTTATCAAATACAATATTGTCTTTTAAAGAAATTTTATCATCTTCAAAATATTTAATATTTTTTGGATTAATAATAGGAGAATTTTTTTTTGAATAAGAATTTTCATTTGTATCTATTTTAATAATAGGTCTTTGTGTATTAATAGATTTTATAATAGGTGTTGATATATTTTTAAAATTATTTGAATATGATAAAGAATCTGTTCTTTCAATATCTTTTAAATTTTGGACATCATATATATTGTCATTTAAAACAGAATTGGTATTTGTTGATGGTAAACTATTATCTATAACTATATTTTTTAAATTTGAAGAATTAATATCATTATTTATTTTGGATATTTGTTTTAAATTAATATTTAATTTTTTCATATGATATATTCCTATATTATAGATATATATATAATATATATAGCAATATATGCTAGATATTTTTTTAATATGTAATTAAAAATTGCATTATTTTTTTCTAATAGAAAATTAATATAGTCATGTTTATATTTTAAACATGACCTGTCAAAGTATTTATATTTTCCACTAGTATCATTATCATTATAATTAACAATACATCTCCATTTCTTTTCAGATAATTGTTTTTTTGTAAAATTATTAACATTATATTTATTTATATTTCCTATTAAAATATCGATATTATACACTATAATAGAAATTATAATAATATATATTAATTTTTTATAACTCATTATTATAATAATTGGTAATAAAAACTATAAAAATGTATATCATTTTTTAGATAATAAACAAAAAATGACATACATATTTTGATTTTTTATCAAGGTTTTATATTACCAAATTACATTTTCATTATAATAATGAAATTTGCTGGAGATTGTTTGCAGGATTCATGTGAAAAAACAATAAATAATAAACACAATAATTTTCTTTATATTGCGTCTCTAAATGCTAGAAAATCAAATATGCATAAAAATTATGGAGCAGTTATTGTATATAATAAAAAAATAATAGGCTATGGTCACAATCATTCAATAGATTATATTACAAGAATGCATAATTATATTGGTAAAAATAGAAAAATTCTTCAAAATGTTCATGCCGAACACGATGCTATAATTGATGCTATTAAAAGAGGTTATAAAGAGAAAATATCTAAAAGTGAAATATACATATCTAGAATTTTAAACGATTATGATAAATATCAAGATTTTAATTATCAGACTTCGCATCCATGTGATAATTGTAAAAAACTAATAGAAAAATATAAAATTAGAAGAGTTTATTATATGGACTAAAACTCTTCTTTAGTACCACCAAAATATAATTTACCATATTTATTATCTATCATCATCTTCATAATATTTTTATCATCGTAAAATACATTTCCTAATAATCTACCATATTTATCAAAATCCATACATTCTATAATAACAATCTTATATAATATTAAATCTTTAAGAAAATCTCTAACAATTATAGCTGCTTTTTTTTCTTCTGGATTATTTGTTTTTATTTCTGGTGTATCAATACCATATATTCTACAATCCCACTTATTATATTCTCCTTTGTGTTTGAAAACAACTGTTATAGTATCTCCATTATATACTTTTATAACTTTTGCTGTTTTTATTAAACCATTTAATGTAAATTTTTTTATATTTTTATAATCTAATGATAGTAATTCTTCTAAATTATTATCATTAGATATTTCTTCCATTTCTATATAATAATATTATAATAATATAGAAATGAGTAAAATACCTAAAACAGCTACTTGTATTCGTAATACGAGTACATGGAGTGATTTAAAAGCGGAATATAAATTTGATTCTGCTTCTTTCAATTCTAAAAAAATTATTTCAAATTTACCTACATTATCTCCTAAAATGAACGTTTTATTAAAAAAAATAAAAGAATTAGATGAAGAAGATTTAAAAACAACAGGGACACTAAATAAACATATTATATATAGTGATGTTGCAGGAACATATGGTGCTAAAATGGTAGCATCCGTATTAATAGCAGATGGTTTTAAATTAGCATATAATAATAATTTTAAGATGAAAGATTTTAAAGATTTGGAAAAAAATAAATCATTTGGTCTTTTAACTACATCAACAGTATATAAAAAACCTTTAACAGTTGGAATTAAAAAAAACCTTTTAGCTTCTATGAATAAAAGACCTGATAATGTTTTTGGAGAAAATATTCGTATTTTAGTTCTCGATAGTGGTTTTAAAGAAGGAATTGATGTTTTTGATGTGAAATATATACATTTATTAGAACCTTTAATAACAAAAGCTGAACAGACACAAGTTATAGGAAGAGGAACAAGATATTGCGGACAAGCAGGATTACCTTTTATTCCTTCAAAAGGATGGTTATTACATATTTATAGATACAATATGATGTATAATCAAGATACAAATTTACACGAGTTATATTTAAAACATAGTAATAGCAATATAAGTTCTCTTAATTTTGTTGCTGATATTGAAGATTTATTAATAACAAGCGCTGTTGATATTCCATTAACAGAAAACATACATAATTTAAATAGAAAAAATAATAGATTTTATAATATGGTTAAAGAACTCAAAAAATTAGCCGATGTTAAAAAGGTTCCACCACCTCGTGCTGATAAAATTGTTCTTGTTAATAATATAAGAGGTAAGGTATATACAAATGATAAAGCAATTGATTGTAGACTTAATTGTAAAGGAGAATTGGAAGAAGCTCCAAGAGGACTTATAATAGCTGCAGCTATACATGTTGGTAAAAAAGAATTAGTAAAAGAACTATATGTTAAAAATTGCAAACCATTATTATGCAGATATATTTCAAAAATGCCTGAATTTTGTAAAGCTATTAATGCATTATGGACACAACCTATTAAATTCCTTAAAGTATACAAAAAAAGTATTTTAAGAAATTTAGATGTATATAGAAGAACATATTCTTCAATTCATCAATCTAATTATGATGCAGCTGTTGAATATGTTAATATGTTTAATGAACCATCTGAACCAGTCTATATTGCTGAGCCTCCTAAAAATAAAATGCCTTATTTAGAATTAAGTGATTATATTGAAAAACATTATAGACCATATAAATGGAGTGCGATTGAAGTTAAAAATAAATGTATATTAGATAATGAAAAAGTTGATGATAAGAATGAAACAACTGTAGTAGAATATACAAATACACAGAAATTTGTAAAAGATTATTTAACTCCTAAATCACCTTATAAAGGGACATTTTTATATCATAGTGTAGGTTCTGGTAAAACTTGTTCGGCAATTGCAACAGCAACAGATTCTTTTGAAAAAGAAGGTTATACTATTTTATGGGTTACTCGTCATACTCTTAAGGAAGATATATGGAAAAATATGTTTGATAAAGTGTGTAATGTTATTATTCAGGATAAAGTCAATAAAGGTTATAAAATGCCATCAAGTCGTGCTGAAAGAATGAATTTATTAGGAAATAATTGGATGCAGCCTATTTCTTATAAACAATTTACAAATATGATAAAAGGTAAAAATAAATATTATGAAGAAATTGTTAAAAGAAATGGAAAAGAAGATCCTTTTAGAAAAACATTAGTTGTAATTGATGAAATACATAAAATATACAGTAGTTCATTATCAGCATTAGAAAAACCTAGTCCAGAAGTTTTACAATCTATGATACAAAACTCTTATAATAAATCTGGAAATAATTCACTTAAATTATTATTAATGAGTGCTACTCCTATAACAGATGATCCTATGAGTGTTGTTAAAATACTTAATTTAATGATTGAAAAGAATGATCAATTTCCTGAAAATTTTGAAACATTTAAAACAGAATATTGTTTAGATACTGGTCTATTTACTGATGTTGGTTCTATGAAATTTTTAAATAAAGTAGCTGGATTAGTAAGTTATATTGATAGATCAAGTGATTTAAGTCAATTTGCTTACCCTATTATTAATGATATCATGATTAATGTAGATATAGAAAATGATAATAATTATGAATTAAAAGAATTAGAAAATAAATTATTAAAATTAGAAGAAAAAGTGCTTAATGTTGATATAACTAAAGCAGAAAAGAAGGCATTAACATCAGAAGTTAAACAAGTTACAAAAGAAATTAAGAAATTACACAAAGCAAAAGCAGAACCTAAGAATGTTATTGATTTTGTAAATACTTGTTTTTCTAAAAAGTTTTCTTCAAATGTCAAAGAACCTAAAGAAAAGAAGGTTAAAGATCCAAGTAAACCAAAAGAACCTAAAGCCCCTAAAGCAGTAAAAGCTACTAAAGAACCTAAACCTCCTAAAGAACCTAAAGAAGCAAAAGAACCTCGAGTAAAACCAGCTAAATCATGTCCAGATGGCAAAGAATTAAACCTTGATACAGGAAGATGCAGAGCAATAAAAGCACCTAAATCACCCAAAACAGCAAAAGTAGTAAAAGAATCTGAAGAACCTGGAGTAAAACCAGCTAAATCATGTCCAGATGGCAAAGAATTAAACCTTGATACAGGAAGATGCAGAGCAATTAAAGTAGCTAAAGTACCAAAATAAACATTATATAGAATGCGTTTTTATTTTTATAATAAATATAAAAATATTCATTATAGATTATGTATTATTTACTTTATGCGACTATATTATCAATAATATTTTTTATTATTACACAATATATAGAAAAAAACAAAAGAGAAAATACTGATGAACCATATGATATAAATGTTCATTTGTTTACTATGAATAATTTTGTAGTATTTTTTATGATTTTATTAATAAATACTATTATATTTTATTATACATTAGATAATAGTAACGATAAAGATGATATTCTTAAAAGTATATTTGAAATGATTGGCATGGATGGAAAAGATGAGAACAATAAAAAAGAAATTAAAATAAAAAATAGTTCTAAATTAGATCCTAGTATGTTAAAAAGAATTAATGATCCTATAAAACATGGATTTGAACCGATGAGTGATAATGAAAAATCAGATAATGATATTAAAGATGATTTAAGTGATTCATCAAGTGATGATAGCTATGATTCAGAATCAAGTGATAGTAGTAAAGCTAGCTCTATACACGTAAAAAAATCTAAAAAATAAATATCATATTTAGATATATAAAAAGTATATTTTATTTATATTAAAATGAAACTAGAATTAAAAAAATTTGATGCTGCTAATATTAAAAATGATTCTGTTGTAGTTTTTATTGGTAAAAGAAATACAGGTAAATCATATTGTATGAAAGATATTTTAAACTATCATCGTGATATACCTGTTGGAGTTGTTATAAGTCCTACTGAAAAAGCTAACGGATATTTTGAAAAGTTCATACCCAAAATGCTTATATATGATGAGTGTGAAGAAAAAACAATTAAAAAGTTTTTAGATAGACAGATTAATATTTCGGGACAGCGTAAATTAGAGATGCAACGCGGGGGTTCTTCATCAATAGATCCGAGGGCTTTTTTAATTTTAGATGATTGTCTTTATGATAAGAAATGGCCAACAGATAAGAACATCCGCGCCATATTCATGAACGGAAGGCATTATAAAATCTTCTTTTTAATTACCATGCAACATGCTCTGGGCTTACCTCCTGTTTTACGTTCAAATGTAGATTATGTTTTTATTTTTAGAAATAATATTATGAAAGAACGTGAAAAAATATACCACCATTACGCAGGTATGTTTCCTACATTTGATGCATTTAATCAAGTTATGGATCAGACGACAGAGAACTTTGAGTGTCTTGTAATAGATAATAAAGTACAGAGCAATAAGCTAGAAGACCAGGTGTTCTGGTATAAGGCAAGTGAAAGTAATTTCAGGATGTGTTCTAATGAACTATGGGATATGCAGGCTTTAGAAGACCAGCGTAGAGCTATGGGAATTATTGATGAAGACCAAGAAGAAGAACCATTCGATTTAGGAGTCTTTAATAAGAAGAAAAACGGTAGAGTAATTAAAGTAAATAAAACTCATCATGGTCGTAGATAATATATAAGTATAATAGTTTATTATATTATAAACATGGAAATAACTATAAATAGAACTGTTGTTATATCTATGGGTACATGTTTAATAGCATATAATATGATTTTCTATGGTTTATTTGTTTATTTTATATACTATAAAAATGTTTTATTAAGTTAATTAAACTATTATTTTTATTTACATTACAATATAAAGTAATACTTATATCATTTATGGTAAGACTTGTGCTATTGTGGAGCGATGTGGAGTGTTATTTATATTTGTGGAACGATGTGGAACGATAGATAATATTCATTAAAATATTTAATACTAAAATTATGAAGTTTAATATATTTATGTGGATATATGTGGAGCGATAGAAACATTTCATAAAAAATATATACCATATATTCCACCTGTATCACCAACAAAATATGAAACATTCCTATTCAATAATTGTGTATTATCACCAAGTAATAAAGTTCTATTTGCTGATGTTAAAAAAGAATATATATCATGGCAAAAAAGAATAAATGATATTGATGTAAGTGATACTGAAATAAAAGGTCTTAAAGAATTTCTTAATGAATCTAAATTATTGTTAAAGGCTAATGTATGGTGCGATTCTGGTAATGGTAGTGGTTATTATGGATTTTCACTTAAAAAAGATATTCCCTATGTTAAAATGATGAGAGGCGCTACTGCCAAAACTGTTGAAAAGGTAGATATTGTATCAAATGAAGTTGTTGATTCATGGACTACTATTGCAAAAGCAGCACAAATTGAAAATATACCATCAGCAAAACTTAGCAGAATGTGTAAAAATAAACAAGAAGTAAATGATATCTATTATTATAGAACTGTATAATTTATTTTTTTATTTAATATACGCAAAAAAATGAGTATATAATATTACTATTATTATATTATGAATAATAAGATAGAAATTATAAAAAAGACAGGTTCATTATGTTCAAAAGAAGGTAAAAAATATGAGATCATTATATATAATATTGTTAAAAATTGCACTATTAATGGTAATA